TGAGAGACAGTCTGCCTTTGAGAGACAGTCTGCCTTTGAGAGACAGTCTGCCTTTGAGAGACAGTCTGCCTTTGAGAGACAGTCTGCCTTTGAGAGACAGTCTGCCTTTGAGAGACAGTCTGCTGAACCAACTGGTTTCAGCCATCGCCAGGGCTGATATGGACGAGGCACGCCATATCCTTGCTCAGTTGGGAGTGGTGCTGCCCGAGGAATATCCACCGCCACCATTTGATGCTGTAGGTACATTAACCAATGTTACTTCCTTTCGGCAGCAGCAACCGGATGCGCTGAACAAACTGGTTTCAGCCATCGCCAGGGCTGATATGGACGAGGCACGCCATATCCTTGCTCGGTTGGGAGTGGTGCTGCCCAAGGAAGATCCACCGCCACCATTTGATGCCATAGATGCATTCACCAGAGTTCCTTCCTTATCACATCCGACATTCCCGGTGCCCTCGCCTAGGCCCAAGCCGATCATATATTTGGGCGGCCGCAGACGAACAAATAAAAAACGTTCTACAAGACGTAAGAAAAAAAGAGGTAAAAAAACGCGTAATTATAGAACTAAACGTTAAATATTTATTTTATTTATTATTTATATAAATAAAATAAATATTTATTTTATTTTATTATATTATTATATTATTATATAAATAATGAAAAAACAACAACAATCAACGTTAATGCGTCCAATAAAAATTATTAATATTGGATTTTTAACTATTATTTATACAATTTTAGCATTTTTTTTATCTATAATTACAGATAAAATATTAGGTCCATGGGATTTAGAAAAAGAATTAAAAAAACCTAAATGGAAAAGAATAGTTGAACTAATAATTTTACTATGGATAATTAGTGTGTTATTATACATGTTTTATAATGTTATTACTATAATACTATTTCCATTTGATAAATATCAAGTACAATACTTATATGTTTATATGATTTTTTCATATTTGTTTCTTGGACAATTTTTTGGACAAAGAATGCTATATCTTTATGATACTTTATTTGTATAATAATATAATTTAGATAATTTATTATTTAATATTTCTTATTTATTATTTAATATTTCTTATTTATATAAATAATGAAAAAAAAACAAGAACAACAACAATCAATTATGAATAATCTTTTACTGCGTTCAATAAAATTTATTGATATTGGATTTTTAACTATTATTTATACTTTTTTTGCCTTCTTATTTGCTAAGATTACAGATAAAACATTAGGTCCATTTAATAGTACAAAAGAATCAGAAAAACCAAAATGGAAAATTACAATTGAAATGTTTATTTTAATATGGATATTTGGTTTATTAATGTATCTTGTTCGTAATGTGGTTATTCTAATACCATTTCCATTAGACGGTTTTCAAGGATTCTCACATATTAAAGTAAAAGAATTGCATATTCCTATTGTTTTTTCATTTTTATATTTATTAGTTGGAGAACATTTTAGATCAAAAATTTTATATTATTATAATAATGTAATTTAAATAATTTAGAATTTAATATTTCTTATAAATAATAAATAATAATTTAGAGAATTTGTTATTTATTATTTATTATTGTATATTAATAATATAATGGGAAATATACAAATTAAAGATATTCAAGCAGATAATAAATTAGATGAAACAATTAATTTATTGATATATAAATATATTGCGTCATTAAATTATAATAATTTAATTGAATTATCAACTAAAGCAAATAGTAATAAAGTCATAATTAAATTATCTGAAATGTTAAGTAGTTTAAAAAAAGAACAAATTAATTATTTATTGGCAAAAAAACAGATTGAATCTACAAATGATTTATTAAACGATTGTATGAAATTGGCAGATTATTATGTTTTAATTATAAATTTATTTACTTCAATAACATTAACATTAATAGTTCATCCAACCCTTGAATTTAAACAAAATAAATTAAATACTATAGAGAGAAATATTGATAGAAATATTTTGGCTGGAAATAGGCTTGCAATTTTATTAAATAATAAAAATATTAAAGAGTTTCAAGAAAAATATCATAAAGGAAGAATTACAATAAATTCTGACATATGTAATTTTAATCAAAAAGGAGGTGATAGTTTTACTGTTTATAAAACCTCTATTATTCCAGAGTTAGAAGAATTATATTATGATAAATATAATCATAATACCGGGCAATTTGAGAGCATGTCATCAAAAATGCGGAAAAAATATAAAACTGATTTAGACAGTTTTTATACAACTTTAACAGGCACTACTATTCCTTCCAATATTACAAAATTTCAAGAAATTAGTTTATCAAACTATTTAGATAATCCTAGTTCAAATTATCACTCCAATTCAGCTTCATCTTCAGTGTCATCTTCATCTTCATCTAGTGACAATTTTGTTAATTATATTGAAAATATTAATTCTATCTTAGAACTAATAACAAAATATAATTCTACTTTACTTGATGTTTTAAAAGAAATATTTATTTACAATGAATCTAATGAAATTACTATTAATTCAGATTTAACACATGAGTATATTGTAAAATTAACAAAAACTACTATAAATACAATAAAAGAATTTTACATGTATTGTGAAATACTTTATGCAAAAGGAGTTAAAATATATATTGATATTGTAAATTTGCAATTATTAGATACTTCTGCTCATCAAATAGAAAACTTAAAAGCAATGGCTGACCACATTTCACTTCAACAATGTTCTGCATTAGATGATATTCCATCCTTATATTATTCACAAGATTAATTTTTTAATAGTATGCATTATTAGGCTTTGTTATTTATTTAGAAATATATATTTCTAAATAAATATATATATATATTATACTATGAGTATTCAAAGCAATATTTATCTTCTAGAGGATGACCACAACGAAAAGAAAAACGTGAAGCACACAGCGAGAAAAGCAGCAGAGAAGGCTGCTGAGGCGAATGCGGAGAATGCGGCGGAGTTGGCTGAGGCAGCGAGGAAGGCGGACTGGGAGGAGGATGTGGCAGATCGCAGACGTGCGACGGCGATACATGTGAGCACCGGGAATTTAGACGACCCCAAAGCATATATTCAGGAATTGGTGAATACTATGAATAAGGATAACTCGAGTAGGGCGGCGGCGACGGGGGCGGGGGCGACGGCGGAGGCGGACGACGCAGCAAAACCAGCAACTTTTTTAAAAAAAATAGGCGGTATGGCAACTAGAAAAAAAAAATATAGAAGGCGGAATAAAACAAAACGTTATAAAAGACAAAAAAAACGTTACACTAAAAAATATCGTATGCGTTATTAAGCTTTGTTATATATTATATTTTTAATTATTCAAAAAATTAGTTTTTTAAAGATTCTAATATATCATTGTAAACAATCTTACCAGTAGGTTTATATGCGGTTATTGGCTTTGTGTCTTTATTTGTTTCTTTATTTGTGTCTTTATATTTTAATAGATTTAGTTTTGGATTTGAAGTTTCCTCATTTTTCTCACTTATTATATTTCCATAACCATCAATATTTTTACCAGTTTTTTTCTTAATTTCGGTTCTAACATATTGGGGCACCCAATGATTCCATGAAATCAACAATAAATTGGGATGCGTATATCGCACATTAAAACCATTGTCTTGTAGTTTCTCTATAACATAAGATATACAAATTGCGATGTCATATTTGGGAACACCAATCATAACTTCAGGAATAACAAACCAACAAAAGTTTGAGTCTATTTGCTGTCTGGATGTTAGTTTTATTTTGTTATGAATACGGTTTAATATTGCATTATAATTTTTAATTGTTGCTAAGTCATGCGCTTGTTTTTTTTCAAATAACTCATCTAAATTTAATTTATCTGTATAATTTTCTGGGTCATCGGTTGTAAATATAGTATTCATTATTATTATTATTAATACATTATTAGAAAAATAAATTAATAATAATCTTTAATTCAATCTTTAATTTAATAGTCATTTAAATACATACTAATTAACTATATAAATGACTATTAAACATTTAGTATTAAGTGCTGGAGGTCTTGCTGGATTTCCAATAATAGGAATATTAAAAGAATTAAATACTCAAAATTTTTTTCATATAAAGGATGTTAAAACAGTACATGCCACTTCTATTGGAACAATATTATCAACATTATTATTATTATCTGATAACTTTGAGTTAGTTGAAAATTATATTATAAACAGACCATGGGATAAATTTTTTACTATTAATCCAACCTCTATAATTAATATATGGGAAGAGAAAGGACTATTAGGCGACGAAATAATATTAGAAATATTAAAACCTTTTTTACAAGCAAGAGACTTTAATATTAATATTACATTAAAAGAGTTTTATGATCTTCTAAATATAGAATTATATTTTTATACAACAAATATAAATACAAATCCAATGGAATCGGTTGAATTATCATATATTAATTTTCCTGATTTAGAATTGTATAAAGCAATTGCAATGTCTTCAGCATTTCCATTAATTTTTTCACCAATCATTATTAATAATGATTGTTATATTGATGGCGGAGCATTAAATTATTTTCCATTAAATAATTGTTTAAAAAATAATTATAACGTAGATGAAATATTAGCAATTAAAATTATGTGTAAAGATAATATTCCACAATCTATTAATAAAGAATCAATATTATCAACATACATGAATACACTTATCTGTAAATTATTTATTCATTCTTATAATGATGAATTTGAGAATATTGAGAATATTATATATTGTATAATAGAAGATAATAGTTTTATTAAATGGATGAGTGCGATAAGTGATAGTAAATTACGGAATGATTACATTATTTATGGAATTGAGAAAGCAAAACATTTTTTAGAATCAAAAAACTCTAAAGACTCTAAGGATTCTTAAATATATCTCCTAAAAATATTGCCAATAACTCTTTATCTGTTTTTGCATCATATTCATATATTTTATCTTTATATACTAACTTAACCGTTGGATATCCAACAATTTTAAATTTATCAGCAACATCTGTTTCTACATCACAATCAACTTCTTTAAATGTTAGTTTTATACCATTAAATTCTCCTCCAGTATCATTTTTAAATGCGTTCCATTCGGTTTGTGCGATTTTACACTTAGGACACCAATTTGTGTAGAAAAAATATAAGGTTGTATTATTATCATCATTTTTATTTTTAGAAACAAACTCTTTATTATTAGCATAAGTTTTATTTATTTTTGGGAAAATATATTTTCTATAAAAAACAATTCCTATAACTATAAACATAATTATTAATACGACTATTAAGATTTTATTTTTTTCTAATACGCTTTTAAATGATTGAATTAAATTTATAAATAAACCAAACACATATTTAATATATATTGAAAAGTCCATCTTATAAACTATTAGAGAATTAATATTATTATATAAACGAATAATAATATAATAATATATATTACCTACTATATGTGGTTCCGACTTAATAATGGAAAAATGATTGAGGTTATTAAAAGCCAATTCACAACTGATAAAATGTATTATGAATATATTATGAATTTATTTTTATCAGATACAATTAATTAACTAATTAATTAACTAATTATTATTTTCTAGTTAATATATATTAATATAAACTTAGAAAAATGAATAAAACAAATAAAACAAATAAAACAAAAAAAGTTTTTACTAAAAAAGATTATAACAGCGGAGATGGGATGCTTACTACAGTATGGGGACCAAGTTTATGGCATTATTTGCATGTAATGAGTTTTAATTATCCTAATAATCCTACAATACAAGAAAAACAATATTATAGAAATTTTGTGCTTAATTTACAAAATGTTTTGCCATGTAAATATTGTAGAATTAATTTAAAAAATAATTTTAAAAAAAATCCTCTTAAAATGTGCCACTTAAAAGATAGGCATGCGTTTTCTTATTATATATATAATTTGCATGAAATTGTAAATAAAATGTTAAATAAAAAATCTAATCTTACATTCTGTCAAGTAAGAGACCGATATGAAAACTTTAGGTCTAGATGCACTAGTCCAACCAAGACGATTCAAAATGAAAACAAATTATTTAAGTTTGTTAAAGATAAAAAAACTAAAAAAGAAAAAGGATGCACAGTGCCGCTTTATGGGAAAAAAGCCAAATGTATTATTAATATTGTTCCACAAGAACAAAAAATTAATACATTTAATATTGATAAGCAATGTATTAAAACGAGAGATTAAAATATTATTATTTACATAAATTGACTAAAGTCAGCAAGCAATGGCAATGGCATTTTACCAAACTCATTTGGTGGCTTCATATTTCTGGCAAAATTGCGTTCATTTAATATCATATTATTAGAATTTAATAAATCATTATTGGTGTCATCATCAAGTATTGAATTGTCTAATTTTTGTGGCTCACTAACTCCGCATTTATATGAGGGACACGCAGGACAAACTGGAGGAACTATTTGCGTTTTTAATGTATAGTTATCATCATTATAATACTTACTATTGGTTTGGTCGTTTTTGTCATTAGAATTAAATAATGAGTTTATTTTTGTTTTCATTTCTTTAAACTCTTTTAATAAATCTTTATCAATATTTGGTTTTTTACATTTTTCTTTATCATTATCCCATATGTATCCAGCATTTTCGCAATCTTTTTCATTTTTATAAGGCGCATAACATATTTTTTTCTTTCTTTCACTAGAAGCTCCTCTAATATTATTTATTATTTGTGGTTGTTGATATTGCTGTGATTGTTGTGTTTGCTCCAACAATCTTTTTTGTTGTTGAAGTAAATAGTTATTATTATACAAAGCATAATTTGGATTATTACTTTCTGATGAACCTGGATATAAATATACATTGGAGGCGGCTGCTGCGGCTGCTGCTGCGGCTGCTGCTGCTGATCCACTTCCTCCTGCTCCAGCTGCTCCAGCGGCTCCAGCGGCTCCTGATCCACCAGCACCTCCTGCTGCTGCTGCGGCTGCTGCTGCGGCTGCTGATCCACCTCCACCTCCAGCTGCTCCAGCTGCTCCAGCGGCTCCTGATCCACCAGCACCTCCTGCTGCTGCTGCGGCTGCTGCTGCTGCGGCTGCTGATCCACCTCCACCTCCAGCTGCTCCAGCGGATCCAGCGGATCCAGCTCCTCCTGCGGCTGCGGCTGCGGCTGCGGCTGCTGCTCCTCCATCTCCAGCCCCGCCTCCAGCCCCGCCTCCAGCACCGCCTCCAGCCCCGCCTCCAGCACCGCCTCCAGCCCCGCCTCCACCCCCTCCACCCGCCCCTCCCCCCGCCCCTCCTCCCGCCCCTCCTCCTCCACCTTCTCCAT